TGCTTTGTATTTAAAGCAGTGTAACACAGTTCTGATGAAGTACTACGGGGGAGTGGAATATCCACCCGAGTTACTAACTCCTCAGGTGTCATTATCCCGAGGAGGCTTACCTCGTATCATCCCCTCTTTTCATCGAAATATTATTAAGAATAGGGGAGATAGAGGCGATGTCTGTGTCAAGATATACCTGTCTTGGTTTTCTCTCGCGCGTATTGTTTTACTTGCGCCTAGAGTGACCAAGGAGACGTTCGCGTCTCTTAGGGACGGTTTCCCAGACATTGAGTCATCTGTCGAGTTTATCCATTCCTTACATTTCAGGTTAAGGTTGGTTCTCGACAGATACATGCCTTTCCACACTACTATACCTTTATATCAAGGTATGGTATGGGAACCTACGTGGAAGTCTACTCCTAACATGCAGAAAGTAAAGGGTAAGGGCTTTGGGCCCTCACTTTACACTGCATTGTGTAAGGAAATGGCAGTCTTCGACCATATCATCTCTTATCAAGGATTTGATACGGAAGAGGAACGCCTAGACTCGATACTCAATCTTAAGCAGCCCTTAACTCTATACTCGGGTGATCCCCGAGATTGTGAGGGGCGGGAAATTGCCAAGATGAGTACTAGTGAGGATATCATGTGGCTTTATTATGAGTTTATTGCTCGAGGAATCGATGTCTTGTACGGTTCCAAGTTCAGTATCCATCAGATAGAGCGCTTGAACCTTGCTAGGGTTTCCGCGATAATGGCAGGCGCGGGAAAGCGGCGTTTGTTTGTTATGGCCAACTATGGCATTCAACGCCTTCTTAGACCCTTTCATGATTGGTGTATGTCTGTCTTAAGACGGCTTCCGTCAGACGGTACATTTGATCAACTTAAGCCGATCAAACGAGTCATTGGCCTCGATTTTGTCGCATCATTCGATTTGAAATCTGCAACTGATCGATGGCCACGACACTTCATGACGGTCGTCTTTTGTAATATATGGGGGTCTAGACTAGCAGCTCAGATTACTGAGTGCTGCTTGGGTGCGATCGGTGTAACCATCGGTCCCCCAGTAGTTAAGCGTCGCTTTGTAACTAGTTGCACTGTCGGCACTCTGTTAGGCTATTACTGCGCATGGCCGCTATTTGCTCTATCACATCATATTTTGGTGTGGTGCGCAGCGGAAGCGGTCTACCCAGGGAAGCTCTTTAGAGCCTATGGAGTCCTTGGTGATGATGTCATCATTGGCGACCGTAGGGTAGCTGAGGAGTATAAGCAAATGTTATCTAAGTTGGGTGTCAAGATTTCCGAAAGTAAATCTTTGATATCTACTTCAGGTGCATTTGAGTTCGCGAAGAAGTTCTATATTAATAGAGGGTCTTTCGACTGCTCACCTGTCTCTATGAAGGTGTGCCTTCTTACGCGTTCTATCCTGGGATTAACAACGATCAAGCGCACGTACAATATAAGTAACTTATGTACGGTTTTGCGCTTAGCCGGTTCCGGCTACAGGGTAACAGCTAGACTGTCTCCTAATCTTTTGAAAGGGAGGTGGTCTAGAATTGATACTTTTCTCAGTTACGATCCTAATTTCAGTGAACTAACCTTCGAGTGGTGGTTAGGTGGGTGGTCTTGCCCACTTAATCCTTATTTGAAGGGAACACTAGTTCATTGGCTGCTGTTTAGGGTTCGCCCTAAACAGTTACTCCTACCGCCTCATGAGGCGTTTAGTGAGGAGGAGGATCCTGATTTGGTGTTGGAGTACAGCGAGTATACCATCACGCGATGTTGGTTGGCGCAATGGCTTCGATACTTGTTATGGTTCTCGGTTAGGCAAGCTAAAGGCTGGAGTGACCTCACAGACCTTCTGGAGCCGCCTGTTGTTGAAACCACTTGGTATCGCCGAGAGGTAGACCATTCAGTCTACCGCTTCGGGAACGTGTGGCGTATCTACAATATGGTGCTTAAAGCAAGAAAGCAAAGAATGACCTTCCTTGCCTTAAGCCCAGGAGCGAGTGGGAGTCAAGTTGTCTATCCAGTTATCTGGAAACTTCATGTGTCTAACTAGCGCATGATTTTAACACCGTTGGGTCATAAGACCTTAGGCGCATCTGAGCGCAAAACTCTATCATAAAAGGGATTCTTTGGAGTCTCGGGGTTGGTAGAGTAGTCTAGG